TGAACGATCTCGCCGCGGATCGGTCCTCCGCATTCGGCACATATCCACTCGCGTTCCCTTTGGCGCTTGTTCTTTGCGCGCGTCGGGCGCAGGCGCGACGGGAGGTAGCGGGTCATTCTTTGCCCAGCAGTCGGCGCAGCGCCGTGAAGAGAGCTACCGCGTCTTCGCTATGGCTCCAAGAAGGCGCTGCGTAGAAAGCGCCGATCAAGACGCCGTTCTTGTGTTGTATGATGGTGGCCCCATCATGGCGCCGCAGGAAGTCTAGATCGGCCTCGTGGATGTCGCCACGGACCTCGCTGGAGAACCGCGCCACGGCTTCAGCCCACTCTCCCGTTGTGAACGGGACAGGCGCGTTGTCGGGTTTCCTTGCTGCGATGTCCTCTACCTCGCGGAATAGGGCACAGCCGTTGTGATATCCCTCCCAACGGAAACGCCGCGCGGTCAAGACGGCTGCCGACAGATCGTCCGGGCTATCACCCGAGAAGCGCGCCGCTCTGCGGAGAGCGACATTCCACTCCGATGAACGTTCGTCCCACTCAAAGGATCGCTCGCAGCCGCAAGCGCTCAATAGAATCGCCCTCATGTGTCGTCCCCCTGCGGCGGTAGGTAGCGGGTCATGGCCAGATCATCCGCGCCAGGCGTTCGTCGAACGGCGGCATGACCGATACTCCCGGCTCCCAGACGATGCAGGTGCCGTGGCAGGCGGGGCACTGCGCCAGCGGCAACGTAGTCCCTGCCGGGATGTCGGCGGGCACCTTGCCGCGCCCCTGGCAGACCGGGCAGACGTGCGGCGTCATGGCGTCGGCTCCTTCTCCTTGACGACGGCCTCGGGCTCCAACGCAGCGATGACAGCGCGCACCTCTGCGAGCAAATCAGCGTCGGCGTGAACGGCGGCCTCGCCGCAGAGTTTCGCCCATGCTTCGTCGCTCAGGGATTGTAGCATCGCCTCCAGCGCCAGCCGCGCGCCTTCGAGGCGGCCCTCCGAGCGCACGGCGGCCCCGCCGAGATCGGCGCGAGCGTCTTGCAGGTCCAGCGCCAGCAGGCGCAGCCAATCGAACTCACCCATCTCGACCGGCTCGCCGTCGTCGTCGAGGCGCGTGTTGAGCGCAGGGCCAGCGAGATACCAGATCGTTGGATTGTGCCCGTACTCATCGCGCTGCGCTCCCTTATCGTAGGCCGCGAAGATCGCGACCTCCTCGGGCGTCACTCTCGGCTCAATCACTTCAGCACCCCATAACACGGAATCGCACATCCTTTGCCCGGCTGACCCTTGCTGCGAGTCATTCGGTGGGCAAATGCCGACTCATCGTAGAGCGGCGCGAGCAATCTTGCCCGCAACCCATCAGTGGTAGTTTCTCGCACGGTTCCTCCGTGGTCCACCACGGCCCAGACGACAATCCGCTTCGGCTTGCGCGGCGGCTTCGGCGCGGTCATTCGTTCCTCCTGTGGGCGTCAGGTGCGGGCTGCCGGATTCACCACCGGCACGCTCGTTCAGGATTTTGTGCGGTATGCCGGACCCTTTACCGGCGTCTCGCCATTCAGGCCGCTGTCGGGGCCGTACTGGCCGATCCGTGGACACCCGCACCTTCCGCGTTCTCTACTGGCGCTGGCCGGGCGCTACTCCGGCTCTTGTGGCGGCAGGAGTCGAACCTGCGCGGTCATCCTGCCGGACTGCTCTACCGCTGAGCTACGCCACTATCTCGTGCGATCTAGGCTGCCGCCGCACGCACGCCTTAGCGTGTTCGCTTCCACGCCGCAGCGCCAGCATTCTGTGAGCGGCGGGCGCCTGCCGATGCACCGACCGATGGGAAGCCGTATCCTAGTCGAGTGGACCTTCGGATCAGTCGCGTCCTGTGTCCAGCCATTAGGCGGCCCTTCCCGCCGCTCCTGCTCCGGCCCGCCCGGCGCCGGTTGTGATCCCCGCTCCAAGCCCCGGCGCCCGCCGGCGGGCCGATGCTCTGTCCGGCGCGCCCGTCACGCAGCGGCCCCTGCGAGAGATTCGCCACGTTGTAGCGCGCCGGCTCGGATTCACAGCGATCCCCACTGATGATCCAACCATGCCTGCGCCGCGTGCTTGATCCGACTGCGCGGCGAGCGGATGTTGCGATAGCGGGCGGCGATTTCCTCCAGCAGCAAGTCGCGGGCACTATCGCGGTTTCGCCGTGCGAGTGCTAGGCGCTTGGCGAATATCTCGCCGCACCAGCGGGCAACATCCTCATTCAGATCGTCCACATCGCCCCCATTCTGGCGTGCGGGCCGGGGGTCATTTTCGTAGGGGCAACCTCGCTCCCAGCCGTCACCCGCTAGCTGCGCCGGTCTTACCGGCCGTATCCCGCACGCCACACTCTGCGCCGTCGCCCGCTGGCGGACTGCTCGATCCCGCGCGCTTCCCCGCTCGCGGATTTGACGGCGCAACATCATCGAATTACCAGATGAAACTTGTCTGGCGCAAACCCAACTGGCGCCGGTTTCTGCGTTTTGATCGCGTCTTTGATCTCGTTCTTCTTCCAATCCCGCTCGACCCGCACGAAGTCCGGCCAATCGTCCATGTTGCACAACTCCAAGGACTCGCTATCCACGGCAGGCGGATTCTTCTGCACGGTGAATGAGTAGGCCACGCCAACCAGTTTCTTGCAATCACGAGCGCGCATGAGGTCACAGATGAACTGCGAGACTCGCTTGTTGGCGTTTTCTAGGGCGTTCCTGTGCATTCGCAGGGCTTCGAGGATCGCCTGGTAGCACGCCATTTCGCCTTCGATGGCCGCCACGCGCGCCTCGCGTTCGTGCATCACCCACACCACGGCATCTCGCTTCTCGGCTGCGGACAGAGCGTAGGATTGGATGGTTGCCAGCGCCTCGGGCGGAGGCTCTAGACCTTGCTCCATCGCATCGCTGATTGCCTCGTGCGCCAAGGCGATCTCTTCTGGCGGCTGGATTGCTTCCGGCAACTTCAACGGGTTCGGCATGGCGTCATCAAAAGGGACCGTCGGAATCGTCCGGAGGAGCGACGGCCACTTCGTCTCCGAACGGATCGCCGTTCGAGAACAAGCGCGAGAGGTCGAATCGGTCCTTGAGCTTGTCCCACGCCTCTACGATGATGGGGTCAGGCGGCTCAGGAGGTTCCGGCGTGACGACGTACTCAGTATCCTCCATCGTCGTTCCCGTGCGAGTAACCACGATATCGTACTTCGACGGGTGCCCCCACTTTGGTTTCTTGGACAACTCCGAAATCGGAGTCTGCACCGTACTCTGTGTGAACTCCAGCACACGAACACGGCTGGTTGAATAGTCCCAAACGGCCACGGCCCAAAAGTGCGAAATGCGCGGGACTCCATTCCTCTCGTCCACTTCCCCGATCTGCCACGATGCTCCTACTGGCCTGCGGATCGGCTTCTTGTCCTTCCAGCCGACGTTCCCGATCAAGGGCGCATCGGAGAGAACGCGGAATCGAGTTTCGCCCTGTTGAAACTTCATGTACTTACCGGACTTGTCCGGCGGCTTGTACCCCGGCGGCAGAAATGTGCTCATGGCCTACTCTCCTTCCGGCAGCCCGGCGAACATCGCGTCGGCGCGGGCCTTCGCCTTCTGCGCCTTCACCTTCGCGCGTTCGATGAACGCCTGCTTGCGCTCGGCAATGCGCGCGATGGCTTCGTCGAACTTGAGGATGCGCTGCTCGTTCGTCTTGCGCGTGCGTGGCTGCTTCTGCGGCGCGTCCGGTGTGGCTTCCGTGATGTGGTCTGCGTTGCTCTTGCGGCGGGCCATGTCACTCTCCTCTGGTTAGATGGTAATGGTTGAACGTGCGCAGCGTAATCGCCAGCGCCTCGGGGGCGCGGGCGCGGTAGTGGTCCGGGCGCGGTTTCGGCTTCGTGGTGCCCGGCGGGACCGGCAGGTAGTTGACCTTCGGCGGGCAGGCGCCGCTTCCACGGTCGCACAGGTGCGAGGTCACATCGTCCTCCCGCCGCGCGGCTTCGCGGCCCGGTAGTGCTCCCGCTTCGCGCGCTCGGCGTCGAGCCGCAGGAGTACCGCAATGGCGACATTGTAGCGCCGTCGGGCGTTGGCAAGCGCCGAGCGATACGATGACATGGCGACGTGCCAGGTCAGGACCTCGCGGGCGGCGGTTTCGATGGCGCGGGTCATGGCTCGTTCCTCCGTTCGAGCTTGTCAATCTCCAACTCGGACAAGTGCTCGGCTACAAGATCGGCCGCGCGCTGCGGTGTCATCTCATCCCCGTTTGCGTAGAGGTCCGACAGGTGATCGAGGATTGCTTCCTCTGCGGACCCGCCGCAGTCTGCAAGCCCTAACTCGTCAAGCGCTCCCAGTGCCTCTTCCAGCCACTTCTCCCAGCGCACGTCCTCGGGCCGGTTGCCAGGGATGTCGGACTCAGAGCAGCCGGGCGGGAGATTCGACAGCGGGCTCACGCAGTTACCCATCCTTCCTCGCAACCGTCGGCCTCGCACGGCTCGTCAATCATGATCTCCTCGACGTGGCGACAGGCGGTGCCGCGACAGGCGGGACACGGCCGCCGCTCGCCGTGCGACTCGTCCGAGTCCACGATCCGCGAGGCGTCAGCGCGTGCATCGCAGGTTAGCGTGGCGGCGATGTTCCAGGCGATGCGCGCCGGTAGCGCGTCGGCCTCGTAGGCGAGCGGCGCGTTGGCGTGGCGCACCGGCAGCGGCATGACGACGGATTGCGTGCCCTCGGCGTACTCGATCAGCAAGCGCGGCACTTTCACGACGCGCCTCCCTTCGCGGCGGCAAGGGCGGCGCGGATGTCCCGGACGTAGCACTCGCAGGGCAACAGCATGCAGGCGCGCGAGTGTGTGATTCCGGGCAACGCCGCTTCACACGCGGCGAGCAGGTCCGCGACCTTCGCCCGCTCGGCGTCCAGCGTAGCCCAGACTCGAGGGTGAGCGTTTTGCTCTGGTTCACCATGCCAGAGCGCCATCGGCTCCCGCGTCCTCCACACAAACTCCTTCTCCGCCGTCAGCGGCGCGGGCTTCGGCGCGGTCATGGCGTTGCCCGCGCTTCACGCGGCTCAAACTGGCGGCCGCACCAATGACAACGGAACAAGATCGGGATGATTCGCTCGTGTTCGCCACGCGGACAGGCGCTCCCGAGATCAGTCCTGCCGGGCGGCGGAAAGTTGTACCGCTTGATGCGACCCGGCAGGCAGTCGCATGACGGGCAGTGCACCAGCTTCTCACTCACGATGTCCCCCGCATCCGCGCGCAGTCGTCCACCGCGCGCTGGTTGACGTGCGTTGCGCCGTCGGCCGTGTGTCGCCAGCCGCCAGCGTCCGGCGCCGACAGCGCAGCGTCTTGCAGGTCCGCCAGCATCCCGAGCACCGATTGCAAGTCGGCGCCGGCCTGTCGGCGCGTGTCGTGGTCGGTCATGGCGTCACCTCGCTGAGTAGCAGGGTCAGCCGCGCCTCTAGGTCCGTGTTTTGGGCGTCCCTGGCGGCGTCCCTGGCGGCGTCCCAGGCGGCGACCCAGGCGGCGGCCCTGGCGGCGTCCCTGGCGGCGGCCCTGGCGGCGGCCCTGGCGGCGTCCCTGGCGGCGTCCCTGGCGGCGTCCCAGGCGGCGACCCAGGCGGCGACCCAGGCGGCGGCCCTGGCGGCGGCCCTGGCGGCGTCCTTGGCGGCGTCCCTGGCGGCGTCCCTGGCGGCGTCCCTGGCGGCGTCCCTGGCGGCGTCCCAGGCGGCGTCCCTGGCGGCGTCCCTGGCGGCGTCCCAGGCGGCGACCCAGGCGGCGGCCCTGGCGGCGGTCAATTCTGCATCTGTCGCCTTGCCGTCGAGCCACGCGCGCTTGACCTCGACGGCGCGCCACGATCTCGGATCGGGCTCGCGCCCGGCGACGCGCTCGCGTTCCAGGGCTTGCGTCGCGCAGTCGCAGGCGAATTCATGCAACACGCGCGTGGCATCAACGTAGCCGGTGAGGTAGTGGCGCTCGCGGGCCACAACCTTGTCCGGCGGGTTGCCATGCGGGAGCATCTCGCCGCGCAGTTCGATGCGCGCGACCATCGCACCCAGAGCATAGCCCAGTGCGTCAATGGCGCGCTCGGAGGCGTGGAGCCCGCTGACGCAGGGCTCCATCACCCCGTCATGCGTGAGCGTGTCGCCAGCCTGGGGCAGCGGGCGACCGTCGCGCAGCTTGTATCCGGCAAAGTGCCAGCCAATCATCGTGTCACCTCCCGGTTGAAGTTTGCCGCGCGCGGTCCGGATTCCCTCACCCGAACTTCCCGCGAGTCTCTCCCCAAGCGATTGGGGCTCACCGGCGGGCACCCTTCCATCTCACGGCTTGTACCGCCCCGCCGAGTCCACCGGCCCGATTCAGGCCGTCGCGCGCTGCTCACAGGTACGACTCCAATGCGGCCCACCGTGCATCGTGCTGGGCCGATTCCGTGGCGAACGTCATTCCACAACCGACGCAAACCCAACTCCCCGGAGAGTCCCCAGGCACCACTGAGCCATGCGTGCAAACCCCAAGTCGTTTGGCAACCTGCTCCGCGCGCACGACATCGGCGAATCCTCCCGGCAACTTGTCACGCATGTCAGCACCTCCCAGTAGGGCCAGCGGGCGACGGGCGCGAGAGACCGGGAAGCATCCCGCGTGGCTCCCGCCGCTGCCGCTGGCGTGTCAGACGTGATCGCGGCGACCGCCGCAGCGTAGTAGCGCGCCACGGGCAACGTCGGCCCGTGATGCGTGCGGATCGGAGGCGGACTCATCGCGCCACCGCCGCAGCGACGCGCGCGTAGAGGTCCACCACCTCCGGCTGGCTCGCGGCCAGCCAGAGCAGCAACGCCACGACCACGAGGATCGCTAGCCCGACACCGGGGCCGACTCCGGCGCCGTGGTAGGTGTGCGGCGGAGTCCACTGCGGCGGGCGCGTGACGTGCGGGTAGCGCGAGGTCACTTGGCCCCCCGCTCGGCCTTGATGTGGCGCAGGTGAGCGCGGGCTGCCTCGCGCGTGCGGTGCTCGCCGAGCACCCTGGACAGCGAGCCGGGCGCGGCGGGCAGGTAGACCACCTGCCACGGGCGCGGGAGCAAGCCCCCGCGGGTGAGGTAGTAGCGGTCGATGCGGTTCATGTTCCCTCCCGGTTAGCGTGCGCTGCTACCGGATACTCATGGCAAGTGGCGAGCCAACGGTGCCAGCGTTGCGGCGCAACGACTTACACCCGCGCTCGGTAGCCCACAACCTGACAGATTGGCAGAACACTTGTGCAGTAGAGTCAAGACGCTGCGCCGCAACTGGTTAGTTGCTGCCAGTTTCGTCATGCCCATTGCCAGGTCCGTCATGGTCCGCAACCCCTTGTGGCGCAACGGGGAGCGCGGCGAGCGCGGTCGGAGCGCTGCCAGACATGGCAGCCTCCGCGGCTTGGCGCGCCTTATGCTTAGCCCAACGCACGTTGACCGCGTGGCGGGCGATCTCGGAGCGCCGCTCGGGGGAGAGCTTCAGCGCTCGGGCGCGTGCTGCCAACTGCGCCAGCGCACGCATCGCGATCTGCGTGGGCGAGGCGTGGCGGTAGTCTAGGTCAGGCGTACCCATCGCAAGTGGAGGATATAACCGAGCACCCTGCGTGTCAACCCCCCGCCCTTGACAGCCGAGCCCGCCGAAGCTACACTGCGGGCAGCAAGGTAGAGATGGGCACTCGACGGGGGTTGAGGTGTCTCGCCTTGCTAGCAGACTCCGCGCCCCAGTGCACGGCCTCACCCCTGTCTAGTGCCCCGGCTTTCGCCCGGGGCGCCGTTGCGCCTCACGGAAGGGGCGTGCATGTACGCTAAGGTTTTCCGCAGCCTGTGGGACGGTAGCATGGCGGACCAGTGGGGATGCTGGTCCGTTTTCGTTTTCCTCCTGGCCCACGCTGATTGCGAGGGCTGGGTCGAGATGACGCACCGGGCCATCGCGGCGAGGTCAGGCATCCCTGAGGATAAGGTGCGCGAGGCCATCGCCGTACTTGAGGCCCCCGATCCCATGAGCCGGTCGTCAGAACTAGACGGCCGCCGACTTGAGCCGATTGATGGCCGCGGCTGGGGCTGGCGCATCGTAAACTACCAGAAATACAGGGGGATGCGCGACGAGGATGAACGCCGTCGGCAGACGCGCGAAGCAGTCAGACGCTACCGCGTAAGCCACGGTAAGCCGCTGCAAGCCACCGTCAGCCACCGTCAGCCACGGAAAGCCCAAGCAGAAGCAGAAGCAGAAGCAGAATCTAATCTAAGATTGCACGCTGTCGCGTGCCCGACTCCTGCCAAACCATCCCTCAACGGCTGGGACCAGCACTTCCTCAGCGAATGGTGGCCCCTCTACCGCAAGGGGAGAAAGCAGGCAGCGCTCAAGCGCTGGCGTGCCATCAAGCCGCACGACGACGAAACCTTCTCGCTCGTTCTGGCCGGAACTCGCTGCTATCTTGCCTCGAAGCGAGTCCACGACGGCTTCAAGCAGGATGCCGAGACGTTCCTGCGGGACCGCACTTGGGACGGTTTCGAGGACGGCGAGCCACCGGAGCCCGTGGACAACCTGCCGCTCTATCGGCCGGGGGTTGAGCTATGATCGAAACCCTCGCTTCTCCGCCCTCTGACCACCGGCTTGAACTCATCCTGCTCGCCCAGCGCTCGCTTACCGTCTCGCTGTTTGATCTCCCCTGGGGGTCTGGCCTCTCCGATCTTGGCGTCTCGACGGCGCAGTTTCGAGACGACAAACTCGCCCGTGCCGCTCGCCACGCGCTAGAGCTTCGGCGCTCCGGCGTGCCCGTTGATCCCGCCAGCGTAGCGGCATCGCTGGGGCGCACGAACGAGATTGAGCAGGCGGGCGGGTTGTCCGACCTGGTAGAACTGGCGAACTTCTGGGTTGCGCCGGAGAACCTGGAGCCGCGGCGGCAGATCGTCCGCGACGACTGGCGCTGCCGGGAGCGCTCCAAGATCGCCGCCGAACTCAACGCCGGCATGGTCGAGGATGCCGAGGCCGCGAACCGGCTGCGTGAGCTGGCCTCTCAGGCGGCGACGCATGAGCCGCAACCCATCGGCGCCGCGTTGGCGGAGTTGTTCATCGTCGGCCCTGCGCCCGTGGTTCCGTTCGGGCTCTCGGGCTTGGACCGGCTCGACGTGACCGCCGGCAACCTATGCGTGGTGGCTGCACGGCCCGGCGTTGGGAAATCCGCGCTGCTCACCACGGTTGCGCTCAACGCTGCCGCTCAGGGCTGGCAAGTGCTTCTGATTTCGCTGGAGATGGCAGCGCGCGAAATCAAGCAGCGGCTTCTCGCTGGCTGGGCGCAGCTTCCGCTCGAAACCGTCAAGCGGGCCGATGACCCAGCGCTTACCGCTGCGGCCTCTTCGCTGTCGCGTCTGCCGATCATGCTTGAGGCTGCTGGACAGGCGGACACGCGCTCTGCGAATCAGGTCCGCGTTGACGTGCTTGCCGGGTTGATCGAGCGTTTCTCCTATCGGCTTGCTGATGCTCCTGGCTTGGTGCTGGTAGACTATCTCCAGCTTGTCAAACCGACTGGGCGGTATCAGAATCGTGTCGAGCAAGTCGGGGAGGTGGTGCGAGAACTCAAATCCGTCGCGTTGCGCTCGCGGTTGCCGATTGTCTGCGCGGCGCAACTCTCGCGTGCCGTCGAGCAACGGCAAGGAGGGCATCCGGTGTTGTCCGACCTGCGTGAGTCGGGAGAAATCGAGCAGGTAGCCGATCAAGTCGTGTTCATCCACCGTGAGGAGGAACAAGTCACGTTGCGTGTCGCCAAGAATCGTCACGGTCCATGTTTCAAAAGCGAAGCGCGTTTTCGAGGCGCACTGTGCTTGTTCATGGATGCCGACGTATTGGGGGCCTTCTGATGCCCGCCCTACGCTTCGGCTCGCTCCCCGACTCGCCCAGCAAACCCGCCCGTCTCAACGGCGGCAAGCCGCTGCCCAAGGGCAAGCGCGAGGAGCCCATGACCCAGACCGTCGAGCAGCGCCGCCGTGTTGCTGAGTGCATCGCGTTTTCGTGCGGCTGGAACCATGCCGGCGACATGCGTGCCGCGCTGGTGGCGCTCTTCCCGCGGCGGAAGCCGTGAGCCTCAAGCGCGCCACCTGGCCCTGCGCCGCCTGCGCCCGCCCGCTCAACCGGCGCTACTTCGGCGGGCACCCGCGCTACTGCCTGCGCCGCGAGTGCGTCGAGATGCGTGAGCGCATCGCCTTCATCCGGCGGCAGAATCGGCTGGCGCTCCGGAGGGCTGGAGCGTGAGCCCCGAGCGGCGACTGTCCGCTGTTTGGAGCGAGTGGAACGTTCCGCCACGTGTGCCGAAATCGCACTTGCAAGCATTGGTTTGGCATGCGGACCATCGCGGAGTAGCCAATTTCTGCCGCGACCTGGGCGAGCGCCTGTGGCGCCTGGAGCATCCGATACGCACCGAGCCGCGCCGGGTGCGCAGGGATGAACATTCGTGAAAACAAGGCTTGACTTTCCTGGCAGGTTGCTTCTCAATCTCCTCGTGCGGGGATGCCCCGCGGGGACTGTGCCGCTCGCGCGGCGGGAGGGGGACGACATGAGGCGATGGGCTGTGGCAGTGGGGGTGCTGGTCGCGCTGGCGGTGACGCTTGGAGCGGCTCTCGCGGGGAACTCGTACTTGGCAACGAAGCAACTCAAGTGGCGCGAGGTGGGCTCGATCCTCGCTGCCGACACCACGAACCTTATCGGTCACACAGGCTCGACCGGGGCGTACGACACCACGCGGACGGAGTGGTTCGACACGAGCGATTGGGATTGGGACGCGATTAGGTACGGCATCGCTCCGCGCACCGCAGGTGTTGCGATGCTGACCCAGGTTGACAGCGTGCAGCTAGGCCCGCGTCTCACGTTCGTCTGCTCAGGACAGACGGGAACGTCGGCCGTTGGTCCGTTCTCGAAGGGTGCCACGAACGACTCGCTCTACTGGACTGTAGAAGTGAAAACCCCGTCGTCCAATCCTGCTGACACGGCGTGGGCCTATAATGGCCTTGTTGTCGGCGCGCGCGGGACGTGTGCGGTCCTACAGGGCACGGGCATCGGCAACACTCAGGCTGGTGGGAACATTTTCACCGGCTATCTGATTTGTGACCCCTCTAGCTACAACATCAACAACGTTTGGATGGTCAAGAAGTTTCGTTTGCGCGTAGTCGGTGACGGCAATGCGGCCACAAACATCAACTTCGCGTTCAAGTGCTTCATCACATACCCGAAGCTCAAGTAACGCCCGCGATAGGGCACGTCGCGGCGGCCGGCGTTGAACAACCTTGGTGGTGCGGCCCCATCAAGTGCGAGCCGCCTAAGCAGCAACAGCGGGGATGAACGGCGATGGCAGGGAGAGGACGTGGCAAGAATCGTGGGAAGCCACTCAGCGAAGCCGAGCGCAGACAGCGAGCCGAAGCTGCGCGCAAGCGTCGCGGCCTCACGCCGGACATTGCGGCGCGCGATCAGTTGGAGGAAGCGCGCAACGAACTGCGTGCGGGCCTTCCTGCGGGGGCTCGCCGGATTCGCTCGTTCCTCGAAATCGGCGGCGACCCGATGACGTTCCTCAAGGCGTTCGAGATCGCGGCCGGGCGTGCGGGCCTTCCGCCGCTCGCGCAGCAAGAGATCATCGGCGCGCCTGCGGTGCTGATTCTTGAGCGCGCGAATCACGAGAAGCCGAACGGGGACAAGTCATGAGCCGTAAGCAACCGCAAGGTTCGCCGCCTGATGGGATGGTGAAGCCACCGCCGCCGCCTGCACCGCCACCGTTTCGCCATGCTCTGCCGCGAATGTCGGACGCGGAATTCGTGGCTGAGGGATTGCTGCGCTACGGCAATAAGTTCTGCCTCGTGCTCCAAGAGTTGGCCCCTTTCCGGAAGGCCGGATGACGTGCGCGCTACGTTTGCCGTCCTGGGTGCGGTGGCGGTGCTGATGGGCGTGGCGGCGAACGAGGCCCGCGCAGAGCGCGTCATCACGCAGCACACTTGGGCGCAGGAGCGGCTGGTCTACTCCGCGGCGCCTGAGATTGCGATCAGCGGCGGCTGGCACTCGCTCAAGACGCACGGCGCTTGTCAGCGCGTGGTGCGTCTCGCCGCACGCTACTCGGGCCGGTGGTCCGCGCTCTGCCGCGAGGAGCGCGCGAGCATGACGGTGAGCACGCTCAAGGTGCTATTCAGCATCCTGCCGGCTGAGTTCCAGACTTGGCATCCGCGCGAGGGTTGGGGCTGGAAGGAAACGCTCTCGACGGTCTTCTTCCCGCGCGTTGATGATCGTCAGTCTGTGATCTACTGCGTTGGGCTCGACCGGCCAGACCGCTTGCTCTCGTCCGACTTCGCTGACGTGGTGATTGACCAGGCGGAGCAGCTTACGCTGGAGCAGTTCAGCATGGCGGATGGGCGCAGCGCACGGCAGCCCGACATGCCCGAGGGGGGAACGGTCGCGCTCTTCAATCCCGATACGCCCGAGCATTGGGCGAACCGGCGCTATCAGTTCGATCTCGGCTCTCGTGAGTTGTTTGACGACGATGGCAGGCTCAAGGCCGAGGTCATCAACTGTGCGCCCGGCGATGGTCTCGACTTGGCGCCCGAGCGTTACCGCGAAAAGATCATGGGGCTCAAAGGCGTCTGGCGCGAGCGCTATTACCTCAACCGCTGGTCGCGTTTCGAGGGCATGGTGTTCCAGGCGTGGGACCCTGACATTCACATCGTCAACGCGCCCGAGGCGTGGCGCGCATGGGGCGGCCTGCCGCCTCCCGACTGGGAGCGCGGGCGCACGCTTGACTTCGGCTACGTGGACCCGTTCGTCTGCTCGTGGTATGCACGCGAGCCGGGCCTTGAGCGCTGGTATCGCTACCGCGAAATCTACCTGACGGGCCGCGCCAACGAGGACCACGCGACGGACATCCTGCGGCTTGAGGCTCAGGAGCGGGAAACCCTGACGGGACTCTGTGGCGCGGATGCGTCGTTCTCGGCACTCCTGCCGCAGGCGCAGGCGCTCTCCGTCGCGTGGAGTTTCAGCGACCATGCGCGGCAGGAGCGCGAGACGTTCGCTCGCGCGGGCGTGTGGACGCACCCGGCGGACAAGGACATTCTCGCTGGCATCCAAACGCTCATCACGTTGCTCGACCCGACGCAGCCCGGCGGCCCGCGCTTGCTGTACGTGCGTGACGCGCTGGTCGAGCAGGACGCGCGGCTGGCGCGCGAGGGCAAGCCTACGTGCACCGAGCGGGAGCTAGGCTCGATCCGCTGGCGGCGCGTGCCGGAGAGCGATGCGCAGCGCGGGCTGACGCGCGAGTTGCCAGTGGATCGCGACAATCACGGTTTCGACGCCTGCCGCTATCTGTTTCACAGCATGGCGAGCGCGCCGCGAGTGGGGGTGTGGGGATGAGCCTCCGCGCTCGTATCGTCGCTGCCGCGCAGGCGCTCTTGCAGCGTCCGACTGCCGCGCGCGTGCCCGACTGGCCGTCGTGGTTGCTCAATCATCCGTGGATGACGCAGGACGCGCTGGCGAATCATCGTGACGCTTTCCGCAGGGTGCCTATCGTGCAGGCGGCGATTGGGCAGATTCAGCATGACGTAGCGTCGCTGCCGTTGCGCGTCTACCGTGTGCGCGGCACCAAGCGGACGGAGATCGAGCGCGCGGACGGCAACCTGCCGGACCTGTTGCTCAAGGCGAATCCCATCGAGACCGGCTACTCGCTGCGCTCGGCGACGGTGGGCTCGCTCTACATCTGCGGCAACGCCTATTGGTTCCTGCAATCGTTCGGCGGCGCGCCGGCTGAAATCTGGCTGCTGCCTGCGCACATGATGGACGTGGAGACGACGGAGAACCGCGGCATCCGGCGTTACTGGTACAACCGCGGCGTCCGCGAGTCGATTGACCCGCGCAACATGATTCACTTCCGCGACTACACGCCCGACGATCAGCCTACCGGCATGGCGCGCCTGGAGCCGGTGCAGGCGATGTACGAAGCGAAGTTCTACGCCTTGATCTGGCTGCGCGAGTTTTTCAAAAAGGGCGGCATGGTCGCGGGCGTCTGGAACGTAAAGGATGCTACCCGTAAGTTCAATGACGCCGATTTCAAGGCGATGATGGACCGCATGGATCGGCTGCATTCCGGCTATGACAAGGCGTGGCGCGCGGTGATCGTCGAGGGCTTGGAGTTTGTGCGGCGTGGGCTCACGCTCTCGGAGATGCAGATCAAGGAAATGCTAGCCGAGATCAACGCTGAAATCTGCCGCGCGATTGGTGTCCCGCCGTGGCGCTTGGGCATCAAGGAAGGCGCGAACCTCGGGCAGTCGGGCGCGAACGTAGACGAGCAAATCTACTGGACCGGCACGATCAAACGCACGGTGACGATGATCGACGCGGTGCTCAACGAGCGCTTGTGCTCGCTGTTCGGGCCGGACTTGGTAGTCGAGCACGACATGAGCCGCGTCCCAGCGCTGCAGGCAATGGCGTGGGATCAGTCGCGTTCGTTGGTGACGATGACGGGTCGGCCGATCATGCGTGTGAATGAGGCGCGCGATAGGCTGAACCTGGAGCCGACGGGCAACGCGCGGGACGATGAGTTGTGGATTCCGACCTCGCCGCTCGCGGGGCTCGGCGGGGACGGTGGCCGCGGACTGGCCAAGGACCGCACGGACGCGGCGGCTATCGCCCTCGCCGCGCAAGGGGAGCGGCGCGAGGAGTTGCGACGCCAGGCCGACGTGAAGCTGTCGCGGGCCGAGGCGGCGACCGAAGCGTGGTTCCGGGCGATGTTCAAGCGGCAGCGTGCGCGCGTGCGGGCGTGGCTGGAGTCGCACTCCGCGGCGCTTGGGCGTGGCGTGCGGCTGGTCAGCATCGCTTCGGATCGCGTCCCGCTGACCGTGCCCGAGGACGCGGAGGAGTTCGACCGCTTCGTGCGCAAGCTGATTGCCGAGCGCGGCGCCGAGGCGCTGTCAGACATCGCGCTCGACATCGACCTCAACATGCGAAACGCAGCCTGCGAAGCGTTCGTGCGCAACGAGGGCGTGCGCGTGCTGAGCCAGGTGGACGAGACCACGACGGCGCGCATCCGCGACGCGATTGCTACCGGGGTGCGCGAGGACGATACGCTGGCGGGGATCATCACGCGCGTGGACGAGGTATTCGCGGACGCAGAGACGTGGCGCGCGGCGCTCATTGGGCGCACCGAGACCACGCGGGTCTACAACTTCGCCACCAACGAGGCGTGGAAGCAAACCGATGGGATCGTTGAAATGCAGGAATGGCTGACGGCGCGCGACGGGCTAGGTAAGCGGCACGCGGAGGACCCGGCGTATGCCGAGTTGGACGGGCAGAAGGTTCCGCTCGACGGGAAGTTTGTCGTGGGAACGGCGCTCATGTCGTACCCAGGCGATCCAAACGCGCCCGTTGGCGAATCTGCAAACTGCCGTTGCTCGCTCTTGCCGGTGCTGAGCCAGGAGCTTGCGAAGTGGGCCCGTTGGCAATCGTTCATGCGTGCCGAGCCCTCGGGCAACGGAGACGGGATTGCACTTGAGCGTATTCACGCGGGAACCTAAGCGGCGCGGACGCTGGCGGACGGTGATGTGCCCGCGCAAGAGTTGTATGCAGGCGGTGCAGGTGAACGAGCGCGAGGAGTGGGCCGAGTGTCCACGTTGCGGCAACCGCTGGCAGTGGCGGCGAGCGCGGATGGTGAGAGGGGGCAAGGGGTGAGGAAGCTAGTGCTCTACCGGCAACCGCTACGGGTAACGTGGCGCTCACTGGCGCAGGGCGGCGCGACCGCCGAGCAAATGGCGAAGATCAACGCGCTGCCGCAAGTGCTCGCGGAGTTGAAGCCCGAGGACGTGATCGTGCGGGGGATGTACCTGATGAATGACCGCCCGATGGACGGCGTACCGTGGGCCTTCACCGCGCGGGCGTTGGCGGATGCGGCGGGGCTTATCATCGGCAAGCCGGTGCTCAGGAATCACGCGACGTTCACGAGCAATGATCTGCCTGTAGGCCGTTTCTTTGACGCGGGCACGGAGCAGGCAGACGGCGCGACGCAGCTCTGGGTTGACTTCTTCATGGGCAACGACCCTGAGTGCCAGGTGATTGCCTCGCGGATTGACAAGGGCATCATCGCGGAGGTGTCGCCCACCGTGTTCGTCTCGCGCGAGGCGTGCTCGATCTGCGGTGCCGAGGATATGGATTGCGACCACGTTCCAGGTGGCGAGTACGAAGGCAAGAAGTGCCTCGTGCTCTTCGACGGCGTGTCGGACGTTTGGGAGGGCTCGTTGGTCTGGGCCGGGCAGCAAACGGGGACGAAGCTCTACCTACCCGAGGTGCCTGACGCTGAGGTGCAGCCGAGCGAGGTTTACATCAAGGGCGTGAGCGAGCGGGCGCACGCACGCGCGCTGGCGAAGGCGGACCCGTGGGCGTTTCTTGCTCCGGTAGTGAGTGCCGACCCATGGGCGTGGATGGCCCCGAGCGAGGAGGCGTGATGTTCTGGTGGCTCTTCTGGCTACTGTTACTGGTGCTCAAGTTCGGGCCGTGGCTTGGACCCGTCCGCCCGTGGGGCGTTGACGGTTAGTGGGGTGTGCGCTTGCAGGTGCAAGCGATCCGGCCCGGTGACGGGCCAGCGTGAGGCCCGCTGAGGGCCGGAGAGGGAGGGGGACGAGGATGAGTGGGTTGAGGGTGCTGGAAAAGCCGGCCTTGGAGAATCCCGGTAAGGACGTGCCGGAGGCGCTGGAGCAGTTGCGCGTCTCGCATAACGAGAGCGTGGGCGCTCACGGTGCGACGCAGGAATCGCTGGCGAAGCTGACCGCCGACGTGGCGGGCGTGATCGCGGCGCAGGCGAAGGAGAAGGAGGAAATGCGGAACCTGCTGCGGCAGGTGCCGCCTCCGGGCGACAACAAGGAGCCGATCTCGCTGCGCAAGGAAGAGCTGTCTCTGCGCGTGACTTCCGAAGACCTGGGCGACAAGGATTTGCGTCCGTGTCTCGACGGCGTGACGCCGATGCAGCTTTCGCTCCTTGTGCAGGACATCAATCGCCTGACGGACGATCCGGCGACGGCGAGGAAGCTCAAGCGCTATCGCTTCGTCCACGATGTAAACGCCATGAACCACATTCGCTACGCGAGCATGGACGAGACGCGGGCAAGCTATCGCGGCTATGACTCTCTTCCGCTGGCGGAAGAGGAGAAGGCGCTGGCGAAGATGTTCCGCGGCACGTTGTCCGATACCACAGGCGAGGGCAAGGAGTTCCTGCCGGCGCTGGTGCTGTCCGGTGCGATCTATGACCGGATCGCGATCAACCTGGAAGTGGAAAATCTCTTTACGCACTTCCCGATGACCGCGCGCACGGTCTACCGTGCCGGGCGTGGCGCGGCGGCGACGAGCTACTTCGTGGCCGAGGCCACGAGTAACACCGCCAGCGTGGGTACGCCGACAACGATCAACACGATTCGCGCGCTCTTCACGGCGCTCAAGCAGGTCGGGCTGGCGTATGAGTCCGAGGAGTGGGAGCAGGACAGCATCGCGGGCGCGAACGAGGCGATGGACCAGTTGGCCTACGCCTTTGCGGACGGTGGCGAGAACCTGCTAGTCAACGGTCAGGCGACGGCGACCATCGACGGCGGGACGGTGGTTTCCGACTTCGACGGCCTGCGCTACCTGCTCTATTCCTATCTGGCCACAAGTGGCAAGTCGGCGGTGGACATGAGCGGCGGCGTGGACGGCCTGGGTCTCGCGGGCGTCTGGGCGGGCCAGGGTAAGTACGGGCAGCCAAAGGACGGTGCCTGGGTTGTCGAGACCTGCGGCCTGGCGCGGATGATGGTCGCGACGTTGACCGGCGGTGTTCCGCTCTGGAGTCCCATCGGCGGCCCGCAGGTGACGGGCGCACTTGGCTACGTGTTCGGGCGGCCCATCGTTGTGTCGAGCAAGATTCCGACGACGCTCAGCGCCACGGGCGTGATTCCGACTCCGGCTGAGGCGTACACGGAAATCCTGCACGTTTGCCGGCCCGCCTATGCGATTGGCGACCGGCTGGGCGTGACGCTGGCGTACTCGAAAGACTACAGCTTCGCGGACGGACGTTGGACGTTCCGCGCGATTCGTCGCTGGGCGTTCAAGAACTTCTTTACGGCGACCACTGACCGGGCGATCAACGCCGGATTTGGCGTCGTGACCTTCTAAGCCGGGCGCGGGCTCGGCTGATGGCTGGAATGGGCGGGGAGTCGCACCTAACAATGGGCAAAGGGCGCGCTTCCCGCCGGCCCAGCGAGGTGAACGGATGAAGCTGAGGAATGTTGGTTACACGCAGTGCGGGAATCACGTGGACTACAACGGCGCGGTGCTGATCCGACGTGATTGTGAGTTGGAGGTATCGGAGAAGGTGGCGGCGAGCCTCTTGTTCCACTTCCCCGGCGCGTTCCTACCGGTCGGTGACTTGAACATGGTGACGGAATCGAGCGAGCCGGTAGCCGAGGCTCCGCCCGTGAAGCGCGGGCGCGGCCGGCCGCGAAAGGTGTGCTGATGGGACTGACCGCCACGCTCTCGACCTACGCGCTGACGACGCGCGAGAACCTGCTGGCCGTGCTGGCGCGCGATAAGCGGCTGGAGGACGGCGACGACGCGCTGGCGGTGTTCGCGGTCAACGCAGCAACGGCCGAGATGGAGCGCTTCACCGCGCGCAGGCTGGCGGAGCGCGTCTACGGTGCGGGTGCGGCAGGCTATCTAATCGCTGACGGCTGGGCCAGTAGCCGGCTTTACGCGCCCGAGTGCCCGCTGACGGCTCTGACGGCGGCGGCGTACTTCGACGACGCGGGGACGTGGACGGCGCTCGACATCACGGGCGCGCGGCTGGAGGCGCCAACCGGGCGCATCTTCCTGCTCAACGATGTGTTCCCGCAAGGCGAGCAGAACATTCGGTTGAGCTGCACGGCGGGGTACAAGACCACGGACATGGAATGGTCGGACCTGGAGCGCTTGTGCCTGCGGCTCTCGACGATCATCTTCCAAGACCTGAAAAAGCAGTTCGGCCGCGTGGTGGACGCCTCGCTCTTGGGCGAGTCCACGCGCGTACCGAGTTTCGAGTTGCCTGCGGACGTGGCCGCGGGCCTCAAGCGCTACGCGAGGTACTGGTGATAGCGGTTGCGGTCAAGGGCGCGGAAGCCGTGGAGAAGCGGCTGCAGAACACCGTGGGCGATCTACGCACGACGGTCGAGCGGGCCGTCATGCGCGGCGGGCTGGAGGCGCAACGGGCGCTCAAGGTGCGCATGGCGGGCAAGCTGACAAGCGATCCATTCTGGGGCCGCGGCGGCGCGCAAGGTGACTTCCTTGGCACGAGGACAGGCGGGACGGTCAAGCGCATCGTCGGGGGGCAGGTGCTTCGGCACGGCGACACGGTGACGACTTCCGTTGGCTCTCAGGATCGTCATCTACTCGTGCACGAGGAGGGCGG